TTGCGGTTGTTGCCCTGACTGCTGGCGTGGTTGTTGCTGACCAGAATCATCACGTTTACCTCCAAGCATCTGCATAACTCCGCCCATCTGTGGAATGACAATCTCAGTGGTGTATTTGTCCACACCGTTGCTGTCAGTCCACTTGCGAGTTCGAAGCTGGCCTTCGATGTAAACCTGTGAACCTTTGCGAAGATATTCTCCGGCAACTTCTGCAAGTTTTCCAAAGATGACCACGCGATGCCATTCAGTCTGCTCTTTCTTTTCTCCTGTCTGCTTGTCTTTCCACTGATCAGATGTTGCAACAGAAAGGTTGGCAATTGCAGAGCCTGATGCTGAATATTTAACTTCAGGGTCGTTTCCGAGAGTGCCAACAATAATTACTTTATTTACGCCGCGAGCCATTTATTAAAATCCTTCAATTGGAGTTGGTTTATGTTCGGTTTTTGTTTCTTCCTGCTGTTCTGGCTGCTGTGGTTGCTGTTTGGCCAGTTTTGCAGGGTTGAAATTATCCTGAGGAGTTATTACCACAGGGGATAATTGCTCATCATTGATGAAAGACTCAATGCGATCATATTCTGCGGCCGAAGCAGCCAGAGAAGGCCAGATTGCTCGAATTTTATCTTTCAGGTTATCAGGTATTGATTTTGCTTCTTCCTTCAGGCCTTCCATGCCTTTTGCGGCGGAAAGCTGAAGTCGTGAGCGCCATGACTCAAATTCTTCGTCAACTTTAACGCCAGAGTCCACCCATTTGATGAGTCCGCGACCGTGAGCCTCGCCAATGTATCCATGACGAACACTTTCACGACCAGACTCAAAGAAGATTGGACGTAGCTCTTCTGGTAGTTTGGTGAACTCCTGAATTTTGCCTCCATCGTGCATCATCATGCTCACGGTCATCTCGAACATGAAATCTTTCTCGCACACTGGCTGCAACCCAAGTGATACAGGCTCCTTCGGGTTTGCGAAGTCAGTTTTCTGGCGAGCGCGAAGACAGACAATGATATGCATATTGCTTTGTAGCATGGCGTTCATGAACTTCTTGTGTTCAGCTTTGGCGCGCTTCCAGTCAGCCATCTTTTTACCGTTAAGAAGAGGCTTTTCAGCAATCTCCGTGCAACTTCCTTCCCCTTCCCATTCGTGCGAGCCAGAATCAATAACAAGAACCTTAACGCCAGCAACCTGAAACTCTTCAATGGCCTGACGGTAGCGAGCCGGGCTGAATGGAGCATACATATCAGCGTGCAGGAATTTACCATCAAGGATGTTTGAGTACAGGCGACCGCGACCGTTTTCAGTATCAAGGAATCCGATTTCCTCTGGTGAATCAACCATACCTCGCGCCAGCTTAAGTGCACTATATGTTTTACCACTACCAGACTGACCTGAAATACCGATGACCACACGAGAACCTGAACGCTCTGCTGGTTTGATATTGAGAATACCCATTTGCATCACCTCATTAATTATAAATTAAACTGTTTCTTGAACCACTCAGGCGTTTCCATTTCGATAACAGGATTACCCATTGAATAACCCGGCCATGAATTGGCTTTTTTACACGCCTTGTAAATTTCCATTGCACCATTCAACTGAATGCGACCGATGCGTAATTGCTCTTCAGTCAAGAGAATTAACGCAGGAATAAACGGCGCTTTCTTTTCCTGAACTAAAAGGTTTACAGAACGCGGCGCATGACCGTATGCCGCAACAAACATGTCGTGCTGCATCGCCATCTTCATAAAGTAGCCAAGTCGCGCAGCATGACGGAAAAACTCATCAGGCTTGGCGCTTACCGCTGTCTTGTAGTCAATTATGTCACCACCTTTTGTCAGGCAGTCAAACCGAACCTTTGCCTTTTCCCCGTAAAGCTCACCGAGGATTGATACTTCAGCATAAGAACCAGCAAGAAGGCTGCTGTAATAGCTGTTTGCGTGAATTACAGCACGCATTTGCTGAATGACGTCATAATCATCACCTTCTAACAGAGTGCGACCATTGGCGTTAATTTCAGCAATAAGACGCTCTTCGTCGTAAATCTTCACTGGTTCGCCAGTTGCACGAATTATTTTGATCACCTCAGCTTTCGACTTCCCTGATAGTCCTTTAATGCCGCGCTCTTTCGCCCATGAGTTCATATCGCTTACAGTAACAAGCAGGTCATCACCAAAATCTTCTTTGGTTGGCATGCGAGCATATTCCGCATCAAAGCGCTCAGGTTCAAGTAGAGCCGTATGGCTTCCGGTTCCGAAGATAAGAGCTTTTGACTGCTCATCTTCTTCGTCTTTGTAGCGCCAAGCTGCGGGGCAGCGGTCATAAATGTTCCACAGGCCAGAACCGTTGATGTGCTCTGTGTCAGCGTGGTATTGCTCATTAGTTAATTCATTATTGAAATAGACTTTCATTTAATCACCACTGTATTCACGTAACGCTTCGACAATTTTCATTGCATCATCAAGCAATGAATAACCATCGCTGACAACATAACCTCCATCATCAAGTTCGTTTAACTTAACAAGAAGATTGCGTAGCATTTCGCATTGCCACTCAGCATCAAAACTATCCGGAATCTCAATATCCATCTTCATCACCTCACTTGTCATTGTGTAATTGAATCTACATCAATCTACGTCATTCATCAAGTCCAAAATAGAATAAAGTAGCTTTTTTTAATTCATCAAGCCCATAAGCTATTGCGGCATAATGACCAAGCCTGCACATCTCAGTTAATACAGTAGATTGCTCCTTGCTCACTCTGCTTTTGCTTTTATCGCGGCGCTTTGCCTCAATCATTCCGCAAGTGTGCTTCACTCCAGGCGTCATTATCACATTGTCGCCTATTCCAGTCTTAACACCCATCTTCTGGCGCTTCAGTACGAACTGGACGCGGCTGGATGTTCCTGTTTCATTCGGGACGTGAAACCACAGAACATCAGGGAAACGGTGTTGCATCCATGTACCGTAACCCATCTGGTCGATCTCCTCTTTTGGGCATTCTCCGCGATAACCGCTATCAAATACCCATATACCGCTATCAAGCTGCTTCACTTTGTTCCCCTTTAAATTCTTTGCGGTGTATTATGTCGCGACCTTTATCATTAATTCGATGCGTGATGCGTTTTGGCGCTTTAATCAATCCCGCATACATCATGAATTGCTTGGCGTTCTGGCATTTCAGGATCTTCCCCGCCATTGACTTATCATCAAGGTGAGGAAAGACCGCCTTTGCCTTAAACATGTTTTTCATGTGAGTTGCGCCGCCATAAGGGTAGAAAACTTCGTTAGCCCAGCCTTCTTTGCCATCACAACGATTAATCCAGTAGCGATACAAAATACCTTCTCCATCCTTCGTTAACTGGACTTTGAAATCCATAACATCAGCCCACTCATTATCTGTATACGCACGCTCATTAAGTGCCGCATTCGGGTCGCGCAAAACATGATCGCAATGTCGGCAATAACGCGCAGTGGGGTCGTTTTTAGTGCCGCATCCATCATCAAAAATACGGATGCCATGTTTGTCGAAACCGCAACGGATATAACTGAAAAACTCTTCGCATCTACCATCTGGCGACAATGCATCTTTGCCAATGCAGCGGCGCGCATATGGGCTGTTCATTGTTCCGCATTTCGGGCACGGAACTTGTTCACCACTGCGTTTTGAACGTTGCGCTTCAGCCTCTTCAAGGATTGGGTCTTCATATAGCTGACCAAGCTCAAACATCGTGCCAGAGAAATCAAGAACCAGATGGTCCTCTTTATGATACCCGGCATCAATTTGCTCTTTCTTCAGCAGGCGCATCCCGCGACCAAGCAACTGAACAAGAAGAGTGAGTGACATTATTTTTCGCAATATGCAGCTCGTATCCCATAACGGTATATTTACGCCAGTGGTAAGGGCAGCTATCTGGAATGTGAATTTTTTGCGCCCGGTGTATGCATCTTTTAGAGCCTTCCTTCTGGCTTTTGACCCCATATCTTCTGTAACTATTGAATAACTTCCTTCAGGCAAATACTTTGCCGCCTCCTGGCAATGCTTTTTACCAGCACATGTAATTAGCACTCCGTTCCTGTTTTTAGTCAATTCCATAACCTTGAGCATGATTTTCTGCGTCAACGTACCTTGCTCAAGAATTTCTTTCTGCATCTGCTTGAGCTGCTCGGCGGTAAAGTCCTGAGTACCATCAACATCTGAACCATGAAAATCTGAAAGGTCATAATGCAGACTATCAACATCATGAAGACCAAAAATTGTTGGTACAAGAAAACCGTTTTCAACCATGTACTTGGTGTCTATGTTGATAATCTCTTTCTTCCAGAAAGCGCCTTTTATTGATGTAGTTCCGCGAAACGGTGAGCCTGTATAACCTATTATTCTCAACTCATGGCCGTGCTTATCTTTGCACCTTTTCATTAGCTCATTAATTATCACTGCATACTGCGTATCACCATTATTAACAACATCAATGTCATTAACCATATGATTTTCATCGATCAGCAGGAATCTTGGGCAAAAGTCAGAGAGCACACCTTTTGCAATAACATTCCCTGACCCATCCTTTTTATCAAACAAAGCATTTACAACAGTACCCTCAGAACCACAGATTATTGGGTACGTAGAACTTTTCCTACCTAACGAAGCACTGAATAGCGAGTTTCTAACACCAAACGACCATAGCTCTTCCGCATCCTGCTCCACTATTTCGCCCTGTCTTGATAAAATCATCCCTGAATATCCCATTTCCTGAAAACGCTTTGCTATCATGGCAATCATCAGTGACTTTCCGCTACCGACGCTTGCTGTTACATAGCTTGGACCAACATAATGGCGGATCACATCACCAGTTAACTTATATATCAACCACTGATATGGTCTTGGCTCGATATCACCAGTATCCAAGCAGGATTTCAGCAAGTTAATGTCAATCTCTGAAATCATTTTGTCTATCTTATGCATAACTCACCCTAAATTAATAAACTCTTTATGGTTAGCAACCATGAATTCACGAATCGCCTTTTCTGCTGATTCTATGGTGTCAAACAAACCAAGATGAACCCTCTTCTTGTTTATTGATGTCTGCGCTCTCCATTTGTTGCACCCTTTATCGAAATGCACACCTTTTACACCAGATTTATTTGTTGATTTCTTTTTCATGTTGAACATGTTTTGTTGGTGACTAGAAATCCTAAGGTTGCAAATTCTATTGTCTGATTTGTCACCATTTATATGGTCTATTTCATACCCATCTATATCTTCTCCATAAACATAAATCCATGCCAGCCTGTGAGCTTTCCTTAGTTTTCCCAGTAGCGTGATGGTGATGTACCCTGCCTTATTCTTATGCCCAACAATCTTGCCTTTACGCCAGAGTGTTCCATGTGTTTTTGCAGCTGTAAAAACACCAGTCTCAGGGTTATATTCAAGATATTCCATTATCTGTTTTTGAGTTATGAATTGGGTTTTTCTTCTGTCTGTGCTTGCGCAATCTGCACTTTCCTGAGCAACATTTTGCTTTTGCAGTTCCGATAAACTCATTTCCGCAAACCTCGCACTTCTTAACGGTGATAGCCATTTCTTATCCTCTATTGTAACGATTAATTGTTTCATTGCAAGTAACGATTGATTGTTTCATGTGAGTAAATTACAATGATTCTACATCACAGTCAACAGGAAGATTTTATGAGATACTACTGGAAAGACATTGAGCCAAAAATGCTTGGCAACTGGCAAGCCGCCATCATGTCTATCGTCAATGTGGATAGCAGAGTTTTCAATGGCAAGCATCAGCCATGCCCGTCATGCTCAGGAAAAGACAGGTATCGCTTCGATGACAACTTCGAAACAAAAGGCGACGGCGGCGCAATATGCAATCAGTGCGGTTCCGGTAGCGGCATGAACTGGCTGATGAAACTTTCAGGCATGAGCTTTCCCGAAGCACTGGAGGCACTTGGTGGATTCCTGAATATGCACCCGCGTGAAAAGCTGGAGGCAATTAGGAAGGAGTTGCCGAAGATAAATTACAACGATAACTTCATCACCGAGCAGGAAGTCGCAGCAATCATGGCCAAAACGACGCGTGTCGCGATGAATGAGTGGACATTGATAAATGGTATTGGTTGCGACGTTAATGTCACCAGAGGTAAATCTGGAGAGCTTATTGCGGTTGAGATGATGCGCGCTGACACAATGAAGCCGTGCAACGTGGCATTCATTGGCATGGATGGTGATTTATTCAGAACGTTTTTCCGTGCTGGATACAACAAAGACTCAGCTATCAACGGAAAGCTCACGCGCGGAGCGATAAGTCCAATCGGAGAAGACAACGGAAAGTTCATTTACCTGGCATCTGATTATGCCGATGCGTGGAAATGCCATTACTTCACTGGCGCCCATGTCTGGTGCTGCTGGTCACCGGAAAACATGTGGGAAGTGGTGCGTTCTGTTAGCGATGAGACGAAAGCACGGTTACGCTGCATAGTTAATTATAAATTCGACGAGCTGTGCGCCGCAGAGAATGCAGGCCTTCCGGTGATGCTACCTGATGATGCTGACACAATCAGGATGGCAAAGAGAATCAGGAGAAAGATTTATGACGCTGGCGAGTTGATAGAGAAAATGTCAGTCATCAGATAACAAAAACCCTCCAATCGGAGGGTTTTTGTTATTCCTTGAACTCTGGCGCTTCAGTCCAGAAGTCTACATTTCGCAGCGACTTACCTGTGTGATATTCCATATCTATTTCCTTACACTCACTTAATCATCATCTTTGAAATATCAACGTGACCAACACAAAATCTGTGCCAGTAATCATTAAGCACGTGGTAATTAGAGCGAATCCATACTTTGTTAATCCCACTCCAGAAAAACCACGTCGAATAACCATACGGCCTGAAATGCCATAAACCTTCTGAGCGGCAAAGTTCGCCTGATATTGTTCTCATTTCAAGTTCCTCATAAATCTCATTCGCTTCATTGCTGATGACAGGATATTCCTGACTGATGAGTTCATCCGCAACCCAGACCATGAACCGCCACCAGAAAGCCGGATATTGGATGGATTTTCTGGGTCAAGCTCTATTGGTGAATGCCTGTTTTCAGAGATGGCAATGATGACCTCGTAAGTAAATTTATCCGGCGTAACCTGAATTGAGTTTGAATCGGCGGCGGAAATTATCTTACTGATTCTGTCGCGACAAAGTTTGTTTTTTACCACTGAAATATAAGGCTTTTCAGCGAAAGCCTTTGATTCAATGCATTTTTTAACCTTCATAACAATGTTGTCCCACTCAGTGTTTTCAAGTCCGTCAAACTCTGCTTCTCCCTCCAGATAATCACGCAGATCGTACATGCTGTTCATTACTGTTGCATACGCCCATTCAATATGGCATTCCCTTATCTGCGGAGTCATGCCATTGCGCGATGATAAGTCAGCAAAAGCGCAAAGAGTCGCAAGCTCAATAACCATCTGAGCAGAGCGAGGGCCGACGCTACCAATTACACCGGGAATGTTGCTTGACTTATCTATGCGCCTGCGCAACATCTCATAGTATTTCGAAACGCCATCATTTGCATATTCCACATTAAAGAATCCACCTGGAATTCTTGGTTTCCATTCGTTTATTATTGTTTTATTGATTTCCATGTCAGGAGTATTCTTAAGTTCTGGCATGTGTTCATGGCCTTTAATGAAAAGAGATCTGCCCATGCCGCCATCCTTTTCCCATCTCCTTACTGTTGCAATCCCCTGTTCTGGGGTAACAGTTATGAAAGGAATGAACCTTACGTTCTGTATTCCCTTCTCGTTAATGCACAGGTCATAACATTGCATGGCGTGATTTAATCTTCTTCCAATATCATGGTTCATTTTCGCAAGTCTGCGATAATCTATAGCGCCATCAGATTCACCTATGCGAGGTATCATCCACCCCTGAGCCTGCGCAGCAGAGAGTATTAACTTCGGGTTTTGAGCACTAGCCAGCTTCTCCTGAAACAATGTAACGACAGGAGACTCAGGGAACCAGTCACCACTAATCGACGTCCTGAACCATGAAGCTGTTTCACCAAGCGGTGAGCGCGTATCTGACCAAGCCTGAAGGTGTTCAGGACAATCATCTGCGATATAAAGCAAGAAACCATCAGCCTCAATTAGTCGTTCTTTGATTTGTCGCAATGATGTTACGGTGCTTTTTGATACGCGAGGAGTTATTCCAAGATTCTCTGCGTAAGCCTTAACAAAATCAGATGGAGCACCCTTACCTGCGCCAGATCGACCAACAATAAATGTCCCCGTCGCACACTTGTTTTTTGCGCTTGGGCCAATGATGTATCTGCCAGCCATCACCTGAGCAAGCGCGATAGCACCCGGCAATCGGTATACCTCTCCTTCTTCGCGATTTTCAAAATGATTCTCTATCTCGCACATGAATTCACCAAGAGAGCCAGGAGGAATTTTGTATCCTTCACGGAATTCTGGCACGTCAATTTCATCAAGTGGATTTCCAGAATCAGGCTTACCTGTTGGCTTAAGAGATTCCTTTAGTTCAATGATTTGCTTTGAATCAGTCATCAGAGGACTCTCCAGATATACATGAATTTTTTGCTTTCACTGGTTTTTGTTTTGATGACCATACCTTGTTCATTGGCTATTCTGGTGCAGTAAGACCTGAACATGTTGTGCGTCATGCGGTACTTTTCATCGATCACTACACAACAGCAATTTTCCTTTTCTCCTTTGATTATTTCGCTTGAGTATTCATTCTCGAAGTGAATACCAACCAGTTCTCCAGATTTCATTGAAGATAACAGCTCGTATGCAAACATTAATTTAGTGCCATCTGGGTACATTCAGTCCTCCTTTTGTGATGTAAAAAATATACATGAATATTATGTACACGTCAACGACAGCAAGATAACGTTCTAACTTACACATCTTTACAGTAGTTACCGGAGTTACCGGGTTTTTACCGATCAGTTACCGATGCAAGTTACTGATAGATATAGAGTTACCGGAGTTACCGGATTTTTTGCATATGAGTCTATAAAAATTTCAAAAATGAGAATTTGTATCAAAATTGAATAAAATGCTTATAAATCATATATATAATAAGAAATTCAACCCTTTTATATATGTAAGGAGTTACCCGGTAAATCCGGTAACTCGCCTGAGAGCCTTGCTGTTCGCGGGTTTCAAGTTACCGGACGACCGGTAACTCCGGTAACTTTTTAATGGCAAAAATGGTATAAAACAACATAAGTAATTGATTTGTAACAGTTACCGGTTTTTATGTTCCGAGTTACCGGATTTTGCGTTATTTGGGTAACTTGCTGTTGACGTAGAATCATCGTTGATGTAGATTGAACTCATCGGAACAAACGAGGGTGAAGAGATGAAAATCAAAGACCGTGAAGAATTTGAAGATGCGCAGGCTATGGCACGCATTGCAGTTGAGCGCACAAACAACAGCATTCCTGCTGAAGCATTCTGGAACGCAGCAATGCAGGCTTTAATCTCAGCGTATGGGTTGAGCAAATGACAGGCGCATCATTTGAAATTATCGCCAGTCTGGTTATCGTGGCGCTCATCATTATCGCAGTAGCAGTTTCCAAATCAGGTTATAAGGAGTAACAGAATGAGCAACTGGCATAACGAGCACATAATGCAGCTGTATCGCCGTCGCATTAAGTCAATCACTAACTCTTGCGAGGCGAAATAAATGGCAAAAACTATCTATCGTCGCGAGAAGCTGGAACAAGAACTTGGACACGTTGGCGCGCAGAACTTTATGAGCAAGAAAGCACGTAATGCAATGGAATCTATTCGCGTAAATCGCGTTGTGCGCGTTTTTAATGGTGAAGGTAAGCGAAGAGTAATGGATGAGTTGATTATCGTATTCTGATATCGATTCAGCTCTCTTATTTTTAATGGTGATGATATGGCAAAAGTAAAAACATATGAGTTCTGGTTTGTGCGGAACGCAATGTATGCGTGCAAGACAGTCAAGCGAGCGCGCTGGTGGAATAAGTGGTTAATCCTGTCAGGCTGCATTGTGCTGGCAAAGTGCAAATTCAAAGCAATTGACATCACAGATGAGGATGCTCTCACAATCGCAAAGATTGAGTTTGAAGAAGATGGTTATTATGAAGAAATTATTGGGGTTAGGGTATGAGTGAAGTTAAGCGTTATGACATTTCTGCTTTTGGTAGCATGTCTATGGATGAGTGTGGCGATGGTGCTTATGTTAATTACGAGGACTACGCGGAACTCGAAGCTAAATGCGCTGCGTTGGCAGCGGAGAATGCGACACTAAATGACAAAATGAATAGAATCTTGGTCTGGCCTGGCATCGAGTTCTATTCGTCAGCATGGGAGTTCTGCAATCTTGATGGGAACGACGCGATTGAATTGATGTGCGACAACAAAACACCAGCAACCGACGCCTTCCTGGCTGAAGTACGGGCGCAGGGAGTGGAGATGGCTATGGAGCATATGCAGTCGAGCGGTTCGTTAACATTTGGAGATTGCTACATATCACTTAACGAGTTCGCCGCCCAGCTTCGTAAAGGAGTTGATAAAAAATGACAATCACAAAACAAAGAGTAGAAGAAATAATATCGCGCATTAAAATGTATGGACATGGTGCAGGTTATACCGCCGAAGAGGTTTATGACCTTGCTGTATTGGCGCTTAATTTATCAAATATCGTAAAACTCAAGCGATACGATCTTAATACTGGTGGTTGCGACACATTCAGTCCGAACTGCTGTGCTGACATGACTGAAGACCATGAAGGCGAATTTGTCATGTTTGACGATGTTGTCAAGAGGTTTCAGTTTGACATCGCGCTCAGCAATTCGAAAGCCTGGCTAAAAGTGAATAGTACCCGTTCATATTAATTATCAGTGCGCTCTATGTGGCGCACGCTTTAGTGGAGATATTGAGATGACCAAACACCAACGACGCCGATACACCACTGGCGCTAAAATTTTCCTTGCTGTTTATGTTTTGGCGCTGGTAGCAGCTATTGCAGGAGTTGTGCATTATGTTTGACGACATCAACGCCGCAATGGAATTTATGTGGAAACGCTACTGGGATTGCATGATGACCTGTCATTACATGATGGTGCAGCTCGGCAATCGCATTGAGGTTGTGCCTGATAACGGCGTGCATAACATTAAGTGCATGTGCTCAACGAGAGATTATGCTAATGCAAACCACTAAACAGAAAGTTTGGCAACTCGCGAAACAGCACGAACTGGACGATTTCATCGCTAAGGTGGCAAAGACATTCCCTGATGCGCTTGAAATCGTTCATGTGCAGACGCAAACAGAAAACGCATGGTGCTATGCTGGCAAGCGTGATAGTGATGGTGTACAATAAACGCATAACCACCATTGCTTCACTCATATCATCACCCAACCTTTAACCCGCCTTGTGCGGGTTCTTTTTTTGCCATTAACGTCATGGTGTAGAATCTGTTACAATATCGAATAACGGAAAAAAAGCGGAATATTGATAGGTTTTATCTATGGCTAAAAAGCTATTCAGTAAAGAAAATCAACCACAAAATAAACGCGGAAAAGATAAGCGCAAGTTGCTCGTTGAAGCTCTTGAGCGGAAGGGGTTTAGTGAGGAAAAGCTCTATGACACCATCGTTGAGATGGCGATGATTGAGCGTGACACGTCAATGATGAAGGAGCTTATCGTTCGATTCAGTCCGCTGCCTAAGCCTGTAGCACCAGTGTTTGAGGTGGATTTCCCTGATGACGGAACTCCAGTCGAGAAGATTGATGCTGTTATTCGTGGCATAGCCGCTGGCGTTATACCTGTGGACATTGGTAAAACGTTTGCTGAGGTTATCAGGACGGGACTGGATATTGCCGAAGTTACCGAACTCGCCGCGCGCCTTGAGCGACTGGAGAAATTGCTGGAGCAGCAGAATGGATGATGAAGCAAATAACTATAAATCAAAATGTGATGAGGTGCTATTGCCACGCAACAGCAGTGCTCGCAGCGTTACATTTGACAAAGCAATGAGCGATGAAGAGGTGGCAACTATCCTTCAGGGGCTAGCCAATGGCTCGTAAACGCCTCTCCGCGCTGGCAATCGAAAAGCTGGAAGCGCAGATTGATGATGAAATGACAGATGTCGCCGAGTCAGCCATTTTTGGCATCTGCGACATACAGAAAAACGTCATCAAACGGCTAAGGATGACCGCCACTGGCGTTGATGACGTGACAAATGCAACCACTCATGCTGACCACCTGATTCCCGCAAAACTGGAGCGCCTGCTTTACCCAAAACGATTCAAGTTTATCTACGGTGGCCGCGGGTCAGGCAAGACAAGAACGATTATCACTATACTCACTGAGCGCGCAAGGTTTCGCCCTGACCGCTTTGCCTGTTTTCGTGAGATTCAGCAATCCATTGAAGACTCAAGCTATCAGGAGCTTGTTGATGAGATAGCCCGCAAGGGTGAATCGGCAGAGTTTCGCGTTATCAACAACGAGATAACACACAAAAAGACTAAGGCCAAATTTCGCTTTAAGGGGTTGTATCGCAATCAGACTACAGTTAAGGGTTTTGCTGGGATTACCGTCGGTTGGGTAGAGGAAGCAGAGAACGTCAGCCAGACAAGCTGGGATATTCTTGTGCCTACCATCCGTGCTGCCAATTCCGAACTGTGGTGCTCATTCAACCCAAACAAGGAAACAGACCCCACATGGAAAAACTGGATTGCCCCCTATCACTCACAGATGGTTGATGGCATCTTCGAAAATGATGAAATTCTGATTATCGAATGTAACTATTCAGACAACCCGTGGTTCTGGGATACGCCGTTGCCATCCGCTATGGAGCAAATGAAGCGCGTCGATTTCGACCGCTACATGTGGATATGGGAAGGCAAGTTCAACAAGCGTAGCGACGAACAGGTCTTCGGCGGCAAGTGGCGAATTGATAACTTCGAGGTCAAACCTGAATGGCATGGCCCATATTTCGGGATGGACTTCGGATTCAGCACGGACCCTACCGCGATGGTTGAGGTTTACATCGAGGAGTTACCAGGTGGGCGGCGCAACATTTATATTAATCGCGAGTACGGCAAGGTGGGGCTTGAGATTACCGATACACCGGCTGCGATGGAGCAATCATTCCCGATGGCTAAGCGCGCACGATGGTATGCCGACTGCGCTCGACCTGAAACCATCAGTCACATCAAGCGTTCTGGATTCGATATCCACCCGTGCACGAAATGGCCGGGAAGCGTTGAGGATGGTGTAACGTGGCTGCGTGGCTGTGACAGCATCATCATTCATGAGCGATGCAAGGAGATGCAGAATGAGGCGGTAATGTACAGCTACAAAGTTGATAAGCTGACAGGGAATGTGCTGACTGATATTGTTGATGCATACAACCACTATTGGGACGCGGTTCGTTACGCACTTAATGACCATATAGTTCAGCGCGGTAGTGGAATGCTAATCCGGCGCAGGCGATAAAATAAAGCCCTCATTCGAGGGCTTAAAGCTCATCTCTCAATCTTGATATATCACTCACAGCTGCATACATGTTTGATTTAATGCGTTCAGACTTTTCATTTCTGCATCTGTCTTTTATTATCGAAATGGCAATATTGAAAGCCTCAATTTTTGCCTCTTTTATCGCTTGATTTCTTGGTTTAACTTTCGCCTTCGGTATTTCACGAAGGCATCTCGGCATGTAATTAGTAGGCATTTGATGGGTAGTAACCTTCTTTGATGCCAAGCATCTTGGCGACTGTTGGGCCAACCTTCTGGGCGGTAACGATGCCAAATTTAACGTAATCAGCACCATAAGTTTCGGCAATGTACGCTTCGCATTCTTTTTTAGTCTCAAACATTTCTTTTGTTCCTTAATCTCTTGTCGATAAGATGATTCTACATCACCACTATATCCACTTCAACATTTATTATTATTGTTGATAAATCCGCATCACCACACTTGACCAATCTACACCGAGCGCATAGTATATCTACATCAGGCTTACCGGAGATACCACTATGCGCAGCTATGCAGGATTCACACAGGAGGAAAAAGAGCAGGTTTATTCACTGGCGCGCGCTGGCGTGCCTGATGATGTGATTTGCCGTCGGTATGATATCGACGAGGATTTCCTGCTGCGCGTTCTGGATGATGTTTTCGTTAACCTGCAAGAGAAGCGCGGGTACAAAGGTATCTGCTGCAAGAATGATTTTTTGAGAGGGTAACATGATGAGTGGCGAACTATTTAAAAAAGGTCAGATTATACCGAAGCGCATTGGTGGATTGCATGTTCATCGCAAAGCCCGTCACAGATTGGTATTTGGCTGTGATGTGCTAATTGATTGTGGCAATTGGATTGCTGTGCCAGAGACTGGTAAATCAATGGTTATTGCCAAGAAGTTGGGCGTTCGCAGAAATAATGGCACTTATCAAAGTGTAGAGGCTGCATTTAAAGATGTCCATTTTAATGCAAACAAGATTGACTATGTGGTCAAGATTTGCCGGTGATGACATTGCCGCATGGTGGATTAATCATGTTCAGAAATAAATTAAAGAAAATAATCCGCGACGCTGCGGACAAGAAATACACCAAAAAGATTGATATATCATTCATCGACGGCGCCGGACTGTACAATCATGCCTGTCATCTGAATGCAGTAAACAAGGCTCGCGATGGTGGTTCGTGCGCAGTGGTTGAGGTGGTTATGATTAATGATGATGGCGCAACAGCTCATTACATCAACATGCAGTCAGACGGCTCTTATGTTGATTACACGCTCGGCTGGCACTGGTCTGGTGCTGATTACCGGTTTGTGCGATACGTTCCGTTCACTGAATGGAGTGATATTACAGGTTCGTTAAGCAGGCTAAAGGCTGAACTGTGCAAGCCAGTAGCCAAATGGCAGAAGTTATTAATGGTAACTGATGGTGAACTTTGTTGATGTGAGTGATGATTATTGAAAAAACAAATGAATGCCACAGTCTGTATATAAATACAGAACTAGTAATAAATTTAAGGCAATGCGACGACTGGGTTCAGCTTGATAAAAAACAAGCCGCGCAGCTTATCGAAGTCCTGCAAAGCTGGGTAAATGGTGATGAGATTGAGTGATGAGTGTTTATTTTATTCATGCGGAAGTCTTTGTTAATAATGACTGTGCGGCAGAAAAGTTAAGTGGAGTGATGGTTGCCACCAACGCAGTTGATGCTCTAGAGAATTTCTGGCGTAATGATATGGTGTCATCTCTAACATCTCAAGGCATCAAAGTAGTAATCGACAAATTCGAAAAGGTGGAGTGATGGCACTATTCTGGTCGTTCTGGATTCCACTAAACTTTATGTTCTGGTGGGCTATGGCTGCAGAAGTGAATGATCCGAGATGGATTCACTTTATAGTTGGTTCATTTTTCGCTGTGGTGACTGGTGTTGTGCCATGCTTGCTGTATCAGTATTTCAAATAGAGGTGTGACTATGGTGACTATTATTATCGGCTTTGTTGTTATGGCGTTCTTTGCTTATATGTTTATTAGAAATAGCGCGGTCGCTGACGCGAGAATTGGGTTTATAAAGTTCTTCTATGAAGGAGACCCTGATGGATACGCAGCCGGCAAGCGATTCCATGAGGCACTACCAAGCTACGATGAGATGCTTTGGAAATTCTGGGTGTGGCCTCTGTCAAAATTCTATCCGGCATACAGAAACCGAAATCGCAACAAGTGACATGCTATAATCCCTCCATCGTGAGGGATTTTTTATCGGTGACATATGTCCAAAATTGATGCATTAAACGCCTATATACGCGACCGCGTGGCGAACAATAACCGGGCGCTTCAGCAGCAACGGCTTTGTGCTGGTGGGAAGAATCTCGACCAGAAGCACGACAGACTCTGGACGGAATGCGGCTACCCGCAGGAGATCACCGCCGAGATGTTCCGCTACGCCTATGAGCGACACCCAGCCGCAGCCGCTGGCATTAACCGTATTATTAATAAATGCTGGCAGAAATACCCTGAAGTTGTCGAAGATGGCGAGGATGACAAGAATTCAACGCCGTGGGAATTGTCCATCAACGACATGATGAAGCGAGCCTATCCGTTTATCAAGGAGGCTGACAAGCGTAACGCCATCAACCGCTATTCCGCCGTTATCCTGCAAATCCGCGATGGTCGCCAGTGGAGCGAGCCTGTTGACATCACCAAAACCAGACGTATTAAAGATAAATCCATCGTTCGCTTTATTCCTGTGTGGGAGGAGCAACTACGAGTCAGTGCGTGGAATAACGATGAAACCAGCGAAGACTACGGAATGCCTGAGATGTACGAATATCAGGAAAGCGCCGTGGAAGACTTCGACAGCGACGGTAAGCCTGATCGTTCAGTGCAGATTCATCCTGACCGCATCATCATTCTGGCTGAGGGTAGTTTTGACGGCAGCATGTTCAGTGGTATCCCAATGCTGCGCGCTGGTTACAATAGCCTTATCGACATGGCTAAGGTTTCCGGTAGCTCAGCGGAAGGGTTCCTGAAGAATGCCAGCCGTCAACTGGCGGTAAACTACACGAAGGATAACGTAACACCAGCAAGCCTTGCGCAGTCAATGGGTGTCGATATCGAAGAACTCACCGACATCATGAATGAGAACATTGAGGCACTGAACTCCGGGATTGACGCAGCTATGTTCACAATGGGGGCTGATGCTAAGGTTCTTGCTGTAACGCCAGCCGACCCAAAACCCACATGGGAAGTTGCTGCCAACCAGTTCGCTGCATCAATGGCGCTTCCGTTCACCGTCATTTTTGGCCAGCAAACCGGACGCCTTGCGAGCGATGAAGACAAGATGCAGGAGGCAATGACAGCCAAGCAGCGCCGCGAAACATGGGTTGATTATGTCATCTCAATGTTCGTTGAGCGCATGATTCAGTTTGGTGTTGTCGATAAAGCCCCGGCAAATGGCTACAAGGTTAAGTGGGATGACCTGCTTGCGCCTTCAGAACTGGATAAAGCGGAGTTGCTGTCCAAGCTCGCCACTGCGAACAAGTCGTTCTTTGATGCTGGTCAATCTGCGTTGCTGACTGTCGATGAGGCTCGCGGAATGGTTGGTATGGAGCCGATTGAACTTGACGAAAGCTATCGCGAAGACACACCGCCGGAAGATGAAAATGAAGATACTCCGGTTTAACGCAAGACTACCACAACCGCGCATATCGCAGAGTCTGACCGACCCGTTAGGCGCTGCAACCCGCCTGTCGAAGATGGATAAGGTGATAACGCGCAAATACAAACAGCTCAGGACTCGTGCACTTGAGCTGTTTCGCACCATTCCGAACGGTCAGACCAACGCAGAATCAAGCGGTCTGTATTTCTACGATTTCAGCAGTGCGCGGGCTGCCACTTTCATGGATGAGTTGCAGGCACTTATTGACGAGATTCTTCTTGAAGGTGATGATCTTGATCACGGCAGGATGTGGGCCAATGTATTCATCGGTGATGCGTATCAAGCAGGCACGCAGAAGGCCAACTCTGAACTGTCAAGCCTGTCTCCGGTTTACGCCGAGCAAAGGCCGATTTCCGCGATACTCTACAGTGAGCCTTATCTGAATCGACTGCAACTGGCTTATACGCAAGGTTACTCAGACTGGCGCGGATTGAGTGATTATTCCCGTCAGCAACTGGCGTCTGTCATTATGGAAGGCATTGCCCGTGGCGCTAATCCTCGCGATGTTGAAGCTGACATTGTTAAGCGAGTTGACGTTTCCCACAGCTACGCAAAACAGATTGCGCAGACAGAAATCACCGGAACACTTCGGCAGGCAAACAGGCGAGAGGTCATTGAGGCGCGCGAAGAATTAGGCATTGAGACGGTGATGCTGTGGCAGTCTGCATTAATGCGTACAACTCGCCAGACGCACGCCGCTCGTCACGGACGGTTTTACACGCCAGAAGAGATTGACACGTTTTATAGCGAGAATGGCAATAGATATAATTGCCATTGTGCACAAACCCCTGCGTTATTAATGGATGGCAAGCCAGTTATTCTGGAATCGTCGCAGGAAAGGCTTGATAAGCAGCGAGAAGCGTGGCAATCAGCAAACAAAAAGCCCTCTAAGTGAGGGCTTTGCTTTATCTTATCAGCATGCACAGAACAAATATTATTATCGCATAGCACAATATCTCTACGACGCTGAATATTGTTTTAATCATCCAGTTTCACGCCGGGAATTTTTCCTGCTGCGATGGCGTCGTAAATAACAGCAACCTCATCACGCAACGACAAATCACAAGGGATTACGCGCATACCATCAAGAACTGCATTTATAAATGCGTCGCGCCTCCTTTCTGCTTCTGTGCGTAGTGGTTTTAGGCTTTCCGGTATGAAGCAGCATGACCGACCAGCGCCACCATCATCCCAATAGCAAACAGCAACATCGTTCCCGTCAGTTGTTGTTTTGTGCGCTACAACTTCCATTTCAGTGCCAGCATCAGGAATCCAGGCATTGCGGTATCCGAACTTTGGATTAATGAAGAATTCTACTTTTGCACCAACTGGCGGAAGACCTTCGCCGTCCCATGTTGGCTTTTGCGATGCGGCGAGTGCTGCTTTGTATTGCCAGTAGGTTACTATTGACTCCTTGTGGTCGGAAGATAATGGCATGGCCGCTTCTTCGCACCAGAAATGCATAAGACTATTGCCAGTGTGGTGTTTCCATGAGAACCCTTCGTAGTGTGGGTCATTCGTGTCCCATACGCACAGTGAACCGTCATTATCTTGAGTAATTGACAGCGAGTTTTGAGGCCACCCACCACGCTTAGGCAATTCTTTAACTAACAGGTCAATAAGTTTCATTTTGTTTCTCCATCAGAAAGTATTTCTTTATATTCACCCTCAACCTCGTACAGATCACCCAGCTTAAATACCTCATACGAGTTTTGGCCTCCTTCTCGCCATGAGTGAACCTCATTCAGTTTTTTAGCCACCGCATTAGCCTCCTGTTCAGTTGGATAAACAGCAACAACATTTGATGAAACACCGCATTCGATTCATCCAATATTAAATACAAGCCACATAATTATTCTCCCAACGCTTTATTAACCGCCTCGCGCGCATTATCCAGAGCGCGACGCTTGCTTGATGTTGTCCAGACTTTTCCGGAGTTATCGTCGTAGATTTCCAGTAGTTGCTGGAGTGCTGAGAGCAGGTCAGGAGATGCTGCTATCAGCTTTGCGTTTGCATGTTGAGCTTCCGCATCCGCGTTGTAACGAGTGACCCTTGCTACCGCTATATTGTCATTGCTATCTGTAACCCAATCCGGCTCATCAGCACAGTAATTCCACGGGCCATGCGTGCCTTTAAATTCTTCCATCACCAACCTCACTTGATATATTCAACAATCTCAACTTCACGCATCTGCACAAGACCAAATGGCGCGATCACCTTGCCGCACGGACGGATTTTGATTTGCTTAAGACCGAATACTCCGCAGCGTCCGTTTTCTTTGAATTTGACCATTACCATGTTTAATCCACCTGCTTCTCGCCACAAAATGGGCAGTATGACATTTTTACGTTAGACTCCAATCTTGTTAAGTTTTTAGCCAGTTCTCCGTTTTTCTTTCTTGCCCTGTATGCTAGCCTGTATTTGAGCATCACAAAAACCTTTCCTGACGAAAGGCTAATGAATTGATTATCCCAACCAGTTTTGTCAAAAACATTAGAACTCACCTCCGAACCGCTTGGCACGCGCTCCATCAATCTTTCCTTCAGTAACTCTTCCATTTTGTTCATGCAATCACACATATCCACCACCTCACTCACCATTTGATGTAGATACTATGCACCACCACTCAATCTACGTCAATAGTCGTTGTGATAGAATTAATCATTATTTGAACAGGAGGCAGAATGGAACTATCGCAACGCGGCATGGAGGCGCTTGATGTCACCGATGCCGTGGATATATCGCCTTACATCACCGCCGAGACAACGCAGAATCAGTTTGATGCCCTGACAAGCCTCGCCACCGACATCGGCATTGACACTTTCCGCAAATCAACGCTTCTGAAGAAGCACAATCTACGCTGCTTCTCGTGTGCCGTTGCTCATTTCATCTTGTGGGGCGAGAAGACTGGCGACAAGGCAAAACGTAAAGCTGAAAAAGAGGTTTACTGGTATGGATATTAGCAAAAACATGAAGGCGTTTCTGGATATGCTGGCGTACAGCGAGGGCACGGATAACGGGCGACAGAAAACCAACAATCATGGCTATGATGTGATTGTAGGTGGCTCACTGTTTACCGAATATTCCGATCACCCGCGCAAGCTGATTAGCCTGCCTAAGCTGGGCATCAAATCCACTGCCGCTGGGCGCTATCAGGTGCTGGCTAAATTTTATGATGCGTACAAAAAGCAGTTGCGTTTACCGGACTTCTCCCCCGCATCGCAGGATGCTATTGCAATGCAGCTAATCCGCGAATGCAAAGCCACCGCCGATGTTGAGGCTGGCCGCATTGCTGATGCCATTCATAAATGCCGCTCACGTTGGGCTTCATTGCCCGGTGCTGGATATGGTCAGCATGAGCAGAAACTGGATAAGTTGATTCAGGTATACAAAGAGGCTGGCGGAGTTGTGGCATGAAAAAACTAAGCAACTGGCTGCTCGGCGCGTGGATTTCATTCTGTTCGCTATTGCAGCTATGGCCTGACGCAATGATGCATGTGTGGGTAATGATGCCGGACGACCTGAAAGCAGCGCTGCCGCCAATCGTGGTTAAAGGGGTGAGCTACTCAATCATGCTGGTTGGCATCCTCGGCAAAATGCACGGCATGAGGAAGGAAAACCGGAGGCTGCGCAATGATGTCAATTCTCGCTAAATACTGGCAACCACTGGCAATTATTATAATTGTTGCTGCTGGTGCGCTATGGATTCGCGGAGAGGTTGTAGAGTACGGCGACCAGCGATACGCAGAAGGCAAAGCTCAAGCAATTGCAGAACAGAAGGCCGCAGACGAAAAAGAGGAGCAACGACGCAATGCAGAACTGCAAAAGATTCAGGCTAACGCACAGCAAAGGATTGATGCTGCGCGCAATGATGCTGTTAATGCTGCCGCTAAGTCTGGCAGGTTGCAGCAACAACTTGCAAACATCCGCAAGCAACTCGTCGGATATTCCACCGCTGAGTCCATTGGCAATCCAGCCGCAGAAACCGGAGTTTTGCTTGCCCAGCTGCTCTCAGAATCTGTCGAAAGAAATCGACAACTGGCAGATTACGCTGACAGAGCAAGAGAGGCGGGATTAGCATGCCAGAAGCAATACGAATCACTGACAAGGAGATAAAAAATAAATGTTCAAATCCGATCTTATCGTCAAGCTGAACAAGGACTCAACGTGGACACTGATTGAGCCGCCAATCTATGAGTTCAGGCATCAAGAAATAAAAGTGCCAGCAGGATTTCGCACTGATTTTGCCAGTGTTCCTCGGCTTCCTTACCTGTTCGCTTTTATTGGTGATGTTGGTCAGAAAGCAGCAGCCGTTCATGACTATCTGTATGCCACCCATTCAGACAGGCATTAAAGGATAGCGGTGTTTCATCACTGAGAACTGGCGTTATGTGGCTTGGTGTCAGGATGTTCGGCTGGATAAAGTTTAAGGGATGAAAAAGCCCCGCAATGGGGCTTGTGTTTAATTGGTTTGCTCTGAGTTTTCTCGTTGCTTCCACATCTGCTTTAGCTGGAAATAAACATACGCTTCATCGCCATCTTTCGCATTGCGCTCCATTTTCTCGCACCATGCTGATGGTTTTGGTGGCTCACTCTGCTGGCAGTGTTGTTGGATCATCAACAGACTCCTCCGCAGTTGTTTCGACGATGCGCACCAGTGAGCACTCAAGATTTGGTGCGTTGTAATTACCAGCCAGAAACAGAACGCTACCAGTGCTAATCAGCACCTGCTTTGCGTTCGCCTGTGACAGATTCTGCACGATGAATTGCGCTGTTTCAGTGCCGATTTTCAGCACTGCGCTACCGTCGCTGTTCAGTGACACCAGTTGTGCGGACGTGTCAGCAATATTGGTAAAGTTCGCGTTTCGTTGCGCGATTGTGATGTCGCAGAATGACATTATTTAATCTCTCCGTTCAGTTCATTAACAATTAATGTCGCATAGCCAGCAATGTCTTTCCAGCTATCATCATAAGTCGGGTCACCATTCAGAATACGCCCAATCTTGTGCTGAATCATGTCGAGCGCCTCGCGTTGGCTTGGTGTGAGGTTATGCCACCCGTCAACCTCGCGCATGACGAATTTCAACTCCTGCATGATGGCTGCGCCGTCTTTGAATTTGCCGTATCGACTGCCGCGTTCGGTGATGAGTTGCTCTGTTGCGTCAGCTTCCGGCGCTCCAATGCAATCGTTGAGGTCTTGTTCGTCGGTAATTGGCTCGCGGTATGCAATAACAACATCCCCGCAACCCTCAATCACTTCAATGCGACCAGCGTAATCTATGCTTAGATAGAAAATCTCACCAGTACTTCCTGACTTAACTACAAGACAAGCCGTGTCATGGTCAACAAAATCATCCTCATAACCTTTCAGATATTTCCATTTTTTCATTTCATCGTCACCCGGTTATTTTCATCAACATTAAAATTCTCACGAATCATCTGGTACATATCATCCTTTGGCATATCAGCCAGCGCCACATAGCAACGGGCAAAGTAGCGAACATCACGGAGTGTCAGCGGCTGCCGCTTCTCAACAATGCTGGTGATAATGTCCATCGGCTCGCGTCGTGGTCTTGGCATATTTACTACTCCTTCTCGAAAAACATCTTGACGTTTCTACATCACTTAGTCAATACTTATTGACGTAGATTGTACCACAACGGAAAAGGTGATGTGGAAATGCGATACAAAGAAATAGCAGCGAGATACCAGAAAGAAGTTCGCGAGGTTATGGAGATTCTTAACGTTCGCGAAGATACCATTAAGTTTGTGGAAACTGCCATGTGTTCACTGGCGCTTGAAGCGGAGGTTGCAGGTCGTGAAAAGGCTGACGAACTTATATCTGCGGTGGTTTATAGTTCAACCAGTAACGGTTGAGGATGAAGGTTATCTGTGCGTTGAGCACGTTGTTATCAAATTCTACGGGAGAAATTATAAATGGCGCATGACGAGCTGTACGAGGAATCGTTAATCAAGCGACTGAATGAAGTTGAACGCACTCGCGAATGGCTTGAATGTGAGCTGCGGGAAGTGCGAAACCGCCTGCAACGCAAGCGCAGTCAGCAGAAAGACGTTATCGACTGGTCTGGCGATGCACCTAAATTTAATAATCTTGGAGAATGGTTGAAATGAGCGCACCACATATGCCGATGACGAATGATGAAATGCTGCTTGAGTGTCCGTTTTGTGGGGATAGTCATGCGTATATAGATAACGATGGTCCTGGAGCGTTTTATGTCGCTTGCTCGCAGTGTGGGTGTGGTACTGATGAGTGGCCTCACCAAGCATCAGCAGTGAAGTCATGGAACACAAGAGGCGGACACCTCTACACAGCCGACGACTTCAATCAGGCAGCACAGGAGCGTGATTATGGATTATAAATCACAAATCATGCGCGTGATTATGAATCACCCAGGAGCAACGCGTGCATATATTGAAAAGCATTGCGGCGGTAAGCATTCAAGCACCACAACACATCGCTTACATGAGATGCTTGCGCTTGGCTTTATTCGCCGTGAGAAGTCAGTGATTCGCGGCGGGAAGTGGCAGTATAAATATTTTATCTCTGATGATTCCGCTGGTATTGATGGTGCGATTAAGTGCCATTTGCTTGATAACTCTGGTGCGGAAGTGAAAGAAATCAGCGTAGCCACTGGCATTGATTACCGAATAGTGAAAAGCCGCATCCGCATCATGTTTCACAACGGCGATGTGACGAGAAGTTATGACCACCACAAGAAGTTGTGGCGTTACTCATGGCGGGAGCAGGAAGTAAATGTGAGCAACCTGTTTAATTCACTTCTTCGCAGCGCAAGAGGTCATCATGGGAAAAGCCAAACGCAAGAAGCAAGAGTATGAGCCATTGCCACCATGCGAAATGTCGGGAATGCCGCAGCATGAGGATGTGATTCTCACCGAGGCTGAGTGGCGCAAAGTGGCAAGAGTGCAAATTATGTTCCGCAAACTTGCTGAGGATGTACTAAATGAGATGGGCTATTAATCATAAATCTGGCAGGACTCTTTTTGTAACATCGGATAAGTTTATTGCCAATAACCGTAGAAAGATGGGCTGGATAGTGGAGGAGATGAAGATGACGAGCAGAAAGCAGTTTGAAGGGTGGGCCAAAGAGAACGGAATGAGCCTTGTTTATGGTGACTGTGATTATGTGTATTCGCCAACTGCATGGGCATGGAAAGCATGGCAGGCATCGCGCGCTGAAGTTGAGATTGAGTCTCCTGATTTCATTGATTCAAGATCGGCATTAAATAAAGGCTACACGGTTGATTACTCCAATGGATTTGGTGACGCAATGGATGCATATGAAATGGTAATTGAGCAAGCAGGATTAGAGGTGAAAAAATGATTATCCAACTAAACGACATTATGAAAGCAGACATCATTCAGCTTGAAGATTATGACGTGCAACTGGCGTTTGAAATCGAAACCGTTGATCGTCAACTGCAATATGCGGATAAGAAGAACGACCGCGTCTGGCATGAGAAAGCACTTAAGGCGCGCGACCACATGAAGCGCAAGCGAGCACTTATTAAAACTCGTCTGGATAAACTTTATTTTGGCGAGGAAAGGATGATTCACGGAGCTATTCTGGCGCAAATACGCAAGGAAATGCCGATTGGCAAGTTTATGTCATACGTGCACCGCGCAAAACAGGAGGCTGGGTTATGAGCGAGCCAAAATTTCCAGAACTGCCTGTTGAGGTTCAGGTTGCATTGATTAATGCAGCAAGCACCATTGCAGCAAATCAAATTAGCGCGGTAGGTGGTCGATATAATGAGAAATACGACTTCTTTGGCATTGCGTACCGTAAGATTTGCGATTCTCTATATAAAGAAAACAGGGGTAGACCATGATTCCATTGCTTTGGATATTATCAGCCTACGCATTCGCAAGGGTATTTGAGGCTGACACTCTGTACCAGATGATTTGCTATGGCGCTCTGTTCTGCCTGTCAGGTGCTGCACTTGCATTTATGGATGATGTGATTTCAGACTAACTCCGTATATCTTTTGTTCATCATGGGCTGCTATCATTTAATCAGGAGGTAGCCCATGAACATAATCCCTATCACTTACTTTCTCACGCTATACGCACTCACCAATTCGCCATTATTTGCGCTGGCTACCGCCTCATGGTGCTATATCTCCCTGTGTTATAATTCGACCACAAACTAACCGTGGAGAGTTAACCATGATTGTCAAGATTGGCGATAAGTGGGTGGTCAAGTCGAAAGACGGCTCACAGCAATTTGGCGAATATGACACAGAAGAGGTAGCCAAAAAACGCCTCGCAGAAGTGGAAGCGTTTAAGCACATGAATAATAAATTGCAGGTTAACGTCCTGACGACCATCAATTCAGCCAGCAATATCAGTGAGAAAATCATTGATGGGCACCCGCACTACGTGATTAAAAACGTCGTGCCAGTGGTTGATGATGTTGTGATGAATGACGGCCTGTATCCGGGCGAGGAAATCCGCAAGAGCTATCACGGACTTGATGGCAAGCCTGCACCATACAATCACCCGATGATCGACGGCAAATACGTCTCCGCAAGCATGACCCGCGCCGCTAACCAGTTCAGCGTTGGCGCTTGGATTGAAAACTCATCTCATGACGGCAGCAAGGCATTGGTGGACCTGTACATCAATATTGCCGTTGCCGAGAGAACTGAGCACGGTCAGGAGTTAATTGGGCGTATTGAGGCGTTAAAGAACTCTGCTGAGGGTGCTGAACCAATCCATGTGTCCACTGGCTTATTGCTCAATCGCGAAGCTGCGGAAGGTACAAGCAAAGGTAAGAAATACTCATGGATTGCACGCAACATGGAGTGGGATCATCTCGCCATCCTGCCACCGGGAGTGCCGGGAGCCGGAACGCCAGAAGATGGTGTGGGAATCTTTGCGACCAATGGCGAGCAAATCGAACGCATCACCGTAAACCTTGAGGATTCAACCGTGCCTGACGAAAGCGCCAACAAGATTAATTATAAATCGTGGCTGCACAAGGTCATTAACTACATCACCAACAAATCAGACCTGTCGTTTGAGAACATCAGTGAGCAGATTCGCCAGATTCTGAAAGCTGAAGTCGGTGATGATGTGTGGCCTTACATTGTGGCCGTGTACGACGACCGCGTCGGATTTGAAATCAAAGGCCAGATTTTTCAGCAGTTCTACATCGTTGAAGATGATGTGGTAAAATTGGTCGGTGAGCGGGTCAAGGCTGTTTATAAGACTGAACTTGAGCCGGTAAAATCAACTGAAGGGGAAATCTCAATGACGAACGAGGAATTACAGGCGGTACTCGCTGAAGCCCTCAAGCCGGTTCAGGAATCGTTGACAGCTGTCAACCAGAAGCTGACCGACATCGAAGCTGAAAACGTTAAGCTGAAAGAGCAATTACAGGCGAATACCGAGCAGGAAGAAACCGCGATGCGTGCTGCTATCATCGCTGAACTGAAACTGCCGGAATCCGCTGTGAATGCACTGAAAGGCGAAGCACTGCGTGAAACCTATGCGCTGACCAGCAAGCCTGCCGCGCTGAAAGGTGGCTTCCAGCCAAACCACGCTGATGACGATTTTGATATGGAGGCACCAGAATAATGGCTACTATCCGTTATGGCACCATCATTGGTGGCCCGGCTCGCAAGAACGACCCGCAGATTCGTGAAGGCATCATGAATGCCTCATTGCAACCGGGCGCACTGGTAACTTTTAACGATGACGACAAAATAATCGCTCATGCTACCGCTGGCGGTCAGGGTTTCCCTTACGTGCTTCAGCACAACTACCTCGGTGGTGGTGATGTGTCTGAAGCGGTTCCGGCTAATGCTACTGGTATGGCTGTGCAGTGTGAATTTGGCGTAACCTATCACGCACTGGTTGCGCAGAGTTCAGTGCTGAAGAAAGGTACTCCGCTGGCAAGCAATGGCGCTGGTGCGCTGAAGGTTGCTGGTGATGGTGACAACATCCTGTTCTATTCTTATGAAACTTACACCGTTGCCTCTGATGGCGCTGAGCTGGTTGCAGTTCGTCGTGCTGGCAATGCTTCCATGCCTGCTGGAGCTTAATAATGGAAAAGATTATTTTTACCAAAGACCTGGTAGCCAACTCCGCAGTGGTGGCTGATCAGTGGAAACATCTCACCATCGACCGCAAGGTGTTCTGCAATGCAGAAGCTGAACTGGCGAAAACCTATGGAGTTAACGCCACCGCACTGGTGACGAAAGATTACTGGCGCGACGTGGATAACGTTACCACCCGCGTTTTCCGCAATGAAGCCGGTCAGGACATGATGGCTGACCTGATGGGTATCGCGGCAAACATCAACATTGGTAAGACTGTGGCAATCAGCCGCATTGCTTCTGATGCTGGCAAGGTTGTTCGCACTCTGTCTGGTCAGGAGCCGGAAGATTTGGATAAAACTCGCTACGATTACACTGGCGATGTGATTCCAATCTTCAAGACTGGCTACAGCCGCGAATGGCGCGAACTGCTTGGTATGCAGTCTGAAGGTTTTTACCCACTGCTGGACGATCAGGCCAACGTCACCTTTAACCTGCGTTCCGATATGGCGCAATACCTGCTGACTGGCGACCAGACTCTGAACGTGAACGGCGTTTACACCGGCTACGGTATCACCAACCACCCGAACACTGTTCAGGTTAACCTGAATGCTTCTGGCGGCCTGAATATCGACCTGCAAACTGCAACACCAGACGAAATAGTGACCTTCTTCAATCAGGATTTCCAGGCTATTCTGGATGCGCAGAACGTATTTGAGCAGGTGACTCTGTGGGTCTCCCCGGCAGTGCGCCGTAGCTTCATGCGTCCGTATTCTAATGCAGCAGGATTCAAAGGCGGCACGGTTGAGCAGTACATCACGCAGTTCGGCAACGGTCGCATTGGCAAGATTGGCACCAACTTCCTGCTGACTGGTAACCACTTTGTTGGCTATGTTCGCAACGACATGTACATCCGTCCGCGCGTTGCCCAGCCTGTTTCCACCTATGCGGCAGCCCGTGTCAACCCGCACGATAACTTCAACTTCCTCGTGTGGTCAGCTATGGGGCTTCAGGTGCGCAAGGATTTCACTGGCAAGTCCAAAGTGTTCAACGGCTACGGCACGCAAACTCCGGTGTAATAAAAAAAGGGGCGAAAGCCCCTTTATGAATTTGAGGTGAATAATGGCTAAATACGAAGTCATCGCACGCGGAATCTTTGTTAAGGAGAAAGGCAAGATTCGCGAGTTGCAGCTTGGCGAGGTGATTACCGAACCAGACGAGCATCTGCTACCAAAGCTGCGCATCATGCCAGAACTGGAAAAGTCTTTCGAAGTCGCAACCCCGCAAGAAAAGACGACAAAGAGAAAGAAAGCAGAGTAAACTGAACCCGCACAATGCGGGTTTTTTATTGGGGGTTTCTATGGCTGTAAGATACGACATATTCACCACGCGCGAAGATGGCGAGGTGATACTTGATGAGCTGATGTCTGCTGACTGGACGGCACTACAGGTTAACGTGATGCCGATTAATTCATCTGGCGCATACACACCACTTGTCAGTGGCACCGTATCAGTGAAAGTGTCGCCATTTGAATCTGGCAACTACTGGATTGACGTCAACAATAATAATTATTATGGCGTAGCGCTGCGCCTGAAGATAATCAAAACGGAATTGCCAGCAGCAGTAAGTTCGCTGCGCGTTTCGGTGTGGCGCGCTGGCGTGTCTCCTCAATCGGTAGTAAACCTTCAGCCTGATGTGGCGTTAAGCGACATTACCACACAGTCATATATTGAGCGCGCCAATAAGCAAGGCAAGCTGTTTACTGCATCGCGCAGGGTGACTGATGTTGCTGGCGGCTCAAACCTTGACAGCGTTTTTATCACCGGAACAAAACAGGTGATATTTAACCAGCGGATTATTGGTTACACAGGGAAAGGTGTCGTAGCATCAATCTATCGTGGCGCGGTTGCCGCTGGCGGTACTGCTGCGGAGATTAATAATCCCAACGACATAACGCCTCAGGCAGCTACGGCACAGCTGCTGACTGGCTCTACAGTGACAAACATTGGACAGCTGACAGTTGCAGCAACGTATAGCGAAGGGAATGCATCGAATCAGGGGCAGGGTAACTCGCAGGCTCGATTGGGTGAGCAAATAATCATGGCACCAAATACCACATATCTGCTTCGCATAACATCACTGGATACTGCGGTGCAGAATATCAATGCGTATGTCTCGTGGTTTGAGGATGATACTTATCTGGCGTGATAAAAGAAAAGCCCCGTAAAGGGGCTTTTATTGCTACAGGCGCATCGGCATAACAACAATCTTCGCAGTCTCGCCAGATGGCGCGCTAAGGCAGCAAACTGCGGCATTTGTATTTCCCTTCAGTTCAAATTTGACGCCACAGAATTTAGGATTAAACAGCTTCGCAGCTTTCTCGATATCAACCAGATAGCCAGCATTGAAGCCAATTTCATCTGCTGCTTTTGTTTCTTTTGGTATCACGCGGTCAATGTCAGGGAATCGACCATCAATCTCTTCGCAGATACCAGCGCCAACCATCACGCCAGCTTCATTATGATACGTTGCAATTTTCGACTTTGTATCAATGATGGCGTGCTCATAACGCTTTGTTGGTGACTTGCCAATCTTGATAATCACATTTTCTGTCAGATTATTATCATGGTTTCCACCAATAAACGCACGATGACCGTCAGTTGAGGCAATGCGACCATCAGGCATAAAGCAGATTCCATTCAGGTAATATCGCACATCATTGCGCGCCTGAAAGATTAATGCTGATTCAAGTAATAATTTGCTGATTTTTAGTTTCATCACTTCACCTTAATCATGTGCTGTTTTGCAACCTTCAGGCATTCTTCAAAAATGCCGCCCTTCTTAGCGCTCTGATTGCGCTTGTAGTACTGAATCGCCGCATCAATTGCCATCTGGTCGATGTCAGGCAGCTTGGCGCGAAGTTGTTTTTCGATGAATTGTTCAGCGTTCATGATTTATCTTCACCCATCCTTTACTTGCTCCATGCGATAAGATGAGACCTTTCTTTCGCAACGCCTGAAGTCGGCGATCAAGGACTCGAAATCCCTCATGTGGTTTTGTTGCCAGCTTTTCACACTCTGCGTATATGCCACTATGGATGCCATCAGAAAAATGAATTGCCATGAATGGCGTCGGAATTTTGAAATCAAGAATATCCATAATCATCGAATCAAGTTTTTCATACTTGCTCATCACATTTTCTCCATCTTCTCGTACTTCTTGAGACACTGTTTGCATATTGCGTCATGCTTCCATGCTGATATATCTTCTCTTTCACCGCCAAACATCCACTTTCCACATTCACTGATAATCTTCCCATCACGGAAATAGTGAACTTTCTTAGCCAGTAATGGGTCGCCCCATCCTGCAATTAATTTATCATCATGCTCATTCATCACATCTTCTCCAGAATTGCCATGACCTCGTGAATATCAGCAACAGGAATCTGGATAAATTCCTCATCCTCTGCCACAAAATGACCAGCAGGGAGAATCACGTGATCTGCTTGCTTCAACAGCTCAATCAGGCGGTCTACTGGCTTAATCTTTTTCGACTTCAGCACCTTCGCTGTGACCTTGTCCTTACCTTGTGCTTTGGCTTCTTCTACTGCCTCGTCGATGACTTTAACCGCATCGTCGCCATGCTCACGCGTTACCGCTACGGCGTTTGCATAGCTGATTTGTCCTGCACTGATGCGTGCTTTTACTTCGGCCGGAACATCACCCAGCGACAGGTGCATTTGCACGTCAGATACTGAGCGACCTACCTTCTTGGCGATTTCCTCGTTAGTCCAGCCAAAGCCTTTCAGTCGTGTGTAAGCCTTTGCGCGTTCAAACGGGTCAAGCTGCTTACCCTGACTGGATGACACCATGAAGGCAATTTTGTCCGCCTCATCGCCAGTGAAATCCTTGCACTCAATACGAGCGATTGGTGCGCCACGCTCAATGGCACGCAATGCGCCGAGATAGCGATGCTGACCATCAAGAATGCGTATCCCCTTCTCGTCAGGAATAACTGTTAATGCTGGCAGTGGCTGACCTGATTCCCAGCACTGTGCGAAATATTCAACGTGCTGCTCATCTGCTTCACGGATGTTGTATCCCGGCTCCAGATAGATTTGCTCCACTGGCACGAGGTAGGTTTTGTTGACTGCGATACCGTTGCGCGTTTCTTTGTCTGAATAGATTTTGCTTAGTGTTTTCATTGCTTCTTTCCTAATGCTTTCTTGATTGCTTTGTTTGCCAGATTTAATGGGTGTTCCTCATGGCAATCATCAGACGATACTGCGCAAACATCCTCAACATAATCGCGAAGCTGGCGAAGTGCTTCGAGTAATTCTGGCGCTGCAGCGATAATATTTGAGTTAGCCTTCTTCACCGATTCTGACTCCCTAACACTCATTACTTCTGCTACATAAATATCACCAGACCAAATTGATGTACGCGCTTCACCAGTAAATAAAGAATGATTGGTCCACTGACCTTTTGTGCCTTTAAATTCATCTTTCATATCACTCACCTCTAACATTTATTGTTGTTTCTACGTCACTAACTATAAACTCCACACAAATCTACGTCAACAGTAATATGCTAAAATCATGCTAATCAAACAACAGGAGATTTAAACATGGGTTCAACCAATTCGCCGTCTCGTTCACGCGCTACTGGCAATACTAAAACTGGCGGCAAAACTGGCGCAGTGAAGCCAAACGGTTCCACCAGCTCACCATCGCGCGGTAAGAAATAATGTTCGGCGCAGACGTTGCCATCATGATCATGTATGTGCTGGGTTTCGCCTGTACGGGCATGGTTGCGTTTCTGGTGTTCATTCCGGCAATGGTGATGTCTGTGTATCTTGGATGGGTGCTTGTTGATTCATTTCCCGCCGAATATCTGTATTACCTTGCGCAGTCTATGGTCTGGTTGTTCCAGGCTATTGCACTGCGCAAAAGTACAAAGATGGCTCTCTGCGTGCTGACGATGAGCCTTTACGAATGGCTGGTAGCGATAGAGTCATTCGTATGGGAATTTATCACGCCTGTAGAAACGCCGCTTCATGCGCAGTACGCATTTATTATTATCGGCACCCATCTGTTCATCCTTTCCATCACTTTTAAATGGGGCGGCGAAATTGGACATTATTCTTGGCGTGGTCGCCATTGTTTTTTCGCTGATTCAAATCTATAAGTGCTGGAAACATATCATCAGCGAGACACACAATGAACGGAGCACTAAGGCAAGTCGCAGAGCAGATTATAAGCGGAACGACAGGACAGGTGATTGACAAGGCTGGATATGCCTCTATTGGTACTGGCATTGGCCTGAAAGTTGCAGAGCAAACGCCTGTCACGCAGTCTTATTTTGAGGCTATGATTCCACACAGCCTGACGGAGTGGGCGGCAGTAGCGTCAATCCTCGGCGCTCTGTCTCTGGTAATAAAGAATCTGTTTGAAATGTGGTGGAAAGTCCGGGAGTCAAAGAGAAATGACAGCACCAACACCTGAAGAACTGGTTAGTCAGATGGCATCGCGCGGGATGACTATCACCACAACGGATGCGTCTGGCATTCTGTGTCTTGTGGCATCAATCAGTGAATGCCTTGAGCTGAACTATCCAAACGATGAATGCCGACAAAATGCGATCATGCTGTGGGCTTCCATTCTGATTAGCGCAAATACCGCTGGTCGCTACGTTACCAGTCAGAGCGCACCGTCTGGCGCATCACAATCATTCGCGTATGGCAGTAAGCCGTGGGTGGCGCTGTACAATCAGATGAAGCTACTGGATACAGCCGGATGCACTGGCGATTTGGTGGAAGACCCTGATGGAAGCGGTAAACCGTGGTTTGCGGTTGTGCGTGGGAGTAAATGCAAATGACTTCGCTGGCTAACTGGAGCTATACGCAACCATGCACCATCTGGCATAAAAGCGGCACTGACAAGTACGGCAAGCCAACTTTTGATGCGCCAGTAAGCATCATGTGCGATTATGGCTTTAACGATGATGTATCGACTGACGCGAAAGGTAATGAGATTGTGCAGAAGAATACTTTCTGGACAGAATACACTGGTGCTAAGGTAGGTGATTACATCATAATTGGCACGGTGACAGAAGATGACCCGCTGTCGGCTGGCGCAAACCAGATTCTGAATGTGATTAACTATGGCAATACGTTCAGTCGCGCTGAGCCACCTGACTTTGCGTTGATTACATAATGAAAGATGAAAAATTAAATCTCAAGAACCACAAACAGAGCAGAAACAAATCAGGTTCAAGAATCTGGTTTAGTGCGTATGTAAAACCGTCTGGCAGGTACTGGAAAAGAAAGGCATCCAAGGCCGCAAGAAAAAGTGATGATTTATCCTGTGGTGGGGCATACAAAAAATGCTTTGGATGGATGGAGTGGTGCTAACATGCCAGCCAAACTCAAAGGTATTAACGAAGCCATCGCCAGAACATCGCAGATTGTGGACGAGATAATCGCCACAAAAGCGGTGCGTGCTCTGAAGTCAGCGACATATATCATCCGCACCGAATCAGCCACGTTGACGCCAATTGACACATCAACGCTGATTAACAGTCAGTTTGATACTGTGGAAGTTAGCGGAACGCGAATCACTGGCAAGGTTGGCTATTCTGCGAAATATGCGCTGTACGTCCACAATGCCAGCGGTAAACTTGCAGGTAAACCACGCAGTAATGGTAATGGCACGTACTGGTCGCCTAATGCTGAACCTAGATTCTTAACAAAGGCTGCCGATAAAACTCGCAGCCTCGTTGATTCAGTGATAAAAAAAGAAATGAAGATTTAGCCGTGGTTTGCGAACTCCAAAAACAGTTCATCTACTTTTTTGCAATAGGCTTTATGGGCGGCTTCTTTGTCTGAAAACCTACCAAGATGATAGCTTTTCCCATGCATCTTTACCGTGGCTCTCCATTTTCCCGTGTACTTGCAAAAATGAACTCCTTTATATCCAGACGTGTTTGATTTAGATATCTTTGTGTTCCTTGCGTTCTCGCAGTCACTGGCCTCCCTCAGGTTTGAAATTCTATTGTCATCACGAATATTGTTTATGTGATCAATTTCATGCTCAGGGACATATCCATAATGGATAAACCAAGCCACTCGGTGCGCCCTTAATCTTTTCTTCCCAAGTGTTATGTATCCTGCGTCGTTGTGATAATTTGCAATATCACCTTTTGATATTTTCCCGCAACTTACAGCCCAGGTGAACAATCCGGTAATCGGGTCGTATTTAACCCTTGACGCGATTGCTATGTAATCCCGCTCTGAAATCATTTACTCACTCCAAAAGGGAAACGCCCCTGTCAGGTGGAACATGGTTGCAACAAACCATACTGACAAGGGCGTTAAATTCATTGTTGCCTGTGTGTCGTTTCGGGTTCCACGCCTACGTGACATAGGTAGTGTATGATATGTGCATCGATATTGCAATATTGGGGTTTAATATGAACATGCTTGAGCTGGTTGATGCATATCTTCAGGATGCCGGATTGTATGATGGCTGGACTTCGCAATTGCAGTTCTGGAATGATACCGGAGATGGAAGTGAGCAATTTATTGTTCTGCAATCCAATGGTGGCACGCAGGTGATGGATGGACTCGGCGGTGACTTCTATTTCTCGCTGTATGTTGTTGGCAAGCAAGGCCAGTACAACGTTGCTGATGTTGATGCGAAGGCGCTGGAGATTATCGAATACATCAAGACGCATCCGATTGATTCATGCGTTAACTACATCCAGTTGCAAGCGCCACTTGGTAGGCCAATGCTGACGGAAGAAAAACGTCCTGTGCATGAGTTGCTTTTACGGGTCGTGAAATAAATAAAGCCGCATAAAGCGGCTTTTAATTTGGTGGACACGGACGGATTTGAACCTTCAATCAGCCGATTATGAGTCGGTTGCTTTAACCAATTAAGCTACGCGTCCATAAGTGCTGGTTTAAGCATTGCCAGCGTGCTTTCTTAACATCCAGCCCCGTAACCCATACATACCCCTACATATGATTGCGATAATGCTGGATGTTAAGTATTGTGGTGGCCGGTGCTGATCTCCGGCTTGTATACAGGCACCTTGTTCTTCCGAAGCTCTCCTGCGCGCATCAGCCTGCGCATTCACCACACCGGAAAGAGCACTTGCGGAGTCGAACCGCCTTGGCTTCTAGAACTTTCGCATATAGCTAATCGCTAGTCTCCGTCACCAGTAATGCTCTTTCCGTTGTGTGCCCATTATTAATCACACCGGGCCAGTGCGCAAGATTCGTTGATGAGGAACTGGAATACCTCACTTGTGTTTAGCTGTTAAGCTACGGCCAGATACATTTCTTCGTTTGCATTTATCTTTGTGATCAGTTTCTAAAAAGTCCGCAAAGTCGCTCACGAAAACTATCTGAAATACAATCTACACCACAAAATAATCACTGTCAACACCTGTGATATAATCACCACGTTAGCAGCTAACACAATTCGGAGATCGAAATGGCTATTTGTGCAAATGATAAGGGCGTTCTGGTCGGTCGTATGACTCGACTGTTCCTTGCTGAAGGATGCGGTGACGCAGTTCCGGAGGCAGAAGACTGGAAGTATTTAGGCTCAACCACCAGTAAGGGTGTTGACTACTCACCGCAGACTACCACGTCTGAAGCTGATACCGCTGGCGGCTTTGTTTCCACTCTCGTTACCAGCTCTGATATGACCATCAGCGCAGAAGTGGAAATCCGCAAGAATGACCCGAGCGATGAGTTTGGCTTCCATCGTCTGGTCGAGATTTACACCACTGAACTGAAAGCTCGTCGCCAGCCTTCCTTGTGGGTTCGCGAGGTGACTGGTGCGACTATCGTTACCGCGTACTGCAACATCACCAGCATCAGCTACGAAGGCGGCACTAACGACATCGTTACCGGAAGCCTTGAGTTTAAGGTGTATGATTCTGACAGCGTTACCGTCGAAAGCCTTGAGCCTCTGAAGTTCACTACTGACCTGCAACCAACTGGCACGACTGGAAGCCCGTTAACGGTTGTTGTTGAAGGTGGCATCTCTCCTTACACTTACGTGTGGCGCAAAGATGGCGTAGTTGTTGGTGGTGAATCAGGCGCATCGCTGGCAAGTCCTACGGCTGGCGTATATACCGTTACAGTGACTGATTCATCTACTGACCCTGAAATTATCATCAGTACAGCTTGCACTGTATCCTGATAAAGAAAAAGCCCCGAAAGGGGCTTTGTTTTATTCTTGTGGTGGTTCTGGTGGATTGGCCCAATGGGTAGCTGGAATGCCGTGACAGCGTTCTAATTCACTAACAAAAATCTTACTGCCAATGTTGTCGATAACTTTACATACCGCAGTTCTAACGACACCACGAAATGCTGTGAGAACCATCTCGCCTTCTTCAGGCATCCTATCACTACACTTAATCCACTGGCTCATATCACCTTATCCTCATCAAAAATCACACCAATCACACGAAGCAGGTCTTTTGCCATTCGCTCTGCTTCTTCGTAGTCATAACCAGCATCAACATACAATTCAGTGTAGAAAGTCAGGTCAGCTTTTGTTTGTTCGTTCATTTCTTGTCGCCACTTTTAACCAAAGCCCAAACCAGTGCAGCCACCCAACCAAAGAAACACCAGCCAGCAAAAATATTCAGCACGCAAATTGCTGTTGTGTTTACATGCTTGCGTTGTAGCGCCACAAATGCAGGCAAAAGGTACACAAAAATAACTAAACCAATAACAAATAACAGTGATACGCTCTGTATTGCTCCGCTATAACTGAACATGAATAGAGGCTTCATAAACCCAAGCATGACAGCTACCTGCATTGCGCCAATCAGAAATACCGCTGACAAACCACAAATAATAATTTTCTTATTAATCATAAATCACCTCATTCCTCATCTGCTTCCATGACTTGAATCTACATCACCACCTAGCAGGTGTCAACACCACTGAGATGATATAATCAACATCAGTCAAATTCAGGATGCAAAACATGAGCAATCGCACGCCACTAACAGAAATCGGGGAGATGCGCATCTCGCTTTCTGACAGGAGTTTTTTCTTTAAGCCATCATTCCGCGCCATGAATGAAATCGGCACACCAAAGGAAATCGTCGAGGTGTACGCTAAGCTCAATGGCATTGATTATGTTGCGCCATTGCAGCACGTCGAATACCTGCCATTTGGCGCGCAGATGCAGGTCATGAAGACCATCAGCAAGCCCGTGTATGGTCGCCATGTACTGAGCGCCGCCTACATCGTCATGCAGTCATGCTGTGAAGATGATATTTCCGTGCTGATTGGTGGATGGAAGCCAACTCCGCGTGGTGTGAGATATGTGCCGGGAGTAATGCCAATTGGCGGCACTGGGCATTTGCCAGGGGGAACAGGTGGAATTATTGAGATTGCCCGCTCATTAATGGAGCACGGCATCATCGGCAAGTCACCACTCAAAGTTCCTGAGCGTCTGGAAGAGCAAGGCAAGAAAACCACAAACGAATTTCATGCATCGCAATACATCATCTCAGCACGCACGCATTTCGACATGACGCGCGATGAGGCTGAAAACCTGTCCATGACAGAGTTTCAGATGATGATTAAGAATAAATATCCAGAGCCGAAAGGGTTAACGAAAGAAGAACGCGCGGCAGAGTACGATCAGGCTAAAGCAGACCGTGAGCGCATGAAGGCACTGGCTGAACGCAAAGCGAAAAAAGCGAGGAACACATAATGGCTGAAGAAGTCGGCGGAATTGTCTATGAAGTCGGGATGGATGTTAAAGGCCTGAAAGCTGGCGCGACAACAGCCAATAAGACTTTAGATGACCTTGAATCATCACTAAACAAGACTACAGGAGAGTTCAACAAGCTGGATAAAGGCGCGCGCAATGCTGGCAGCGGAATGAAGAATGCTGGCGGCGCAGCTTCAGGGCTTAAAACCAGCATGTCGATGCTGGCTGGCGCAATATCCGTGTCACTGATTATCGAATGGGGAAAGCGATTCCTTGAGGTTGCCGATAACATGACTCAGCTTCAGGCAAGGATTGCTCGCCTGTCAACTGATGCGAAAACCGCGAACGAAACATTCAGCACACTGGCAAATATCGCCTCGACCACTGGCGCAAGCCTCAGTGACACTACGAAGTTGTGGGAAACATTGACGTCATCACTGAAAGAGGCTGGAGCGACAAATGCGCAGGTTCTGAACCTTACAGATACCCTGCAAAAAATAGGTCGAATAGGTGGGTCATCAACTGAAGAAATGGCGAATGCATTACGTCAGTTCGGTCAGTCAATCGCATCTGGCACAATCCGCGCCGAAGAATTTAACTCCATCCTTGAACAGATGCCTGAGCTTGCTCGCCAGATTGCGGCGGGTCTTGGCATTTCAATGGGTGAACTTCGCGCAAGAATGCTCGATGGCAAACTGACAGCAGAAGATGCACTGAATGCCATTCAGGACAGGACGAGTGTCGTCAATGCTGAGTTCGCAAAGCTACCGCGCTCTATATCTCAGGCGACTGGCAGTCTTGAAACATCATTTGCAAAAATGATAGCAAGCATAAACGAAGCAACCGGAGCCAGTTCTACCTTTGTTTCAGTTATTGACTCTATTACCTCAGCAATCAACAGACTAACTGGTCAGACCATAGGTGCGGCAGAGGTTATTTCTGATTTGACATCAACAGCAGAAATGTTCAGTCGTAGAGCAAGAACATGGTCATGGATTGGAATTGATGGTTGGGCTGCGCAGAATCAAGCCATAGCGGCGGTAGCAAATCAGGCGGCCACATTGGTCGCGGATATGGATGCTGTCACCAAATCGACAGGGGAAGCGGCAAAGGCGCAGGCGCACTTGACAGTGCCAAAAGCAGCAGAGAAAGAGAAAAAGAAAAAAGCAACAGGAAAAAGTGCAGAAGAACGGCAAGCTGAGTCAGTGGCTGAAAAGCTGGAGAAATTACGCCAGCAAACCATGCTCAATGCCACATCTACCAGCGAACTATCCCGCGAGCAAGCCATCCTCAACGCGCAGCAATCGCTTGGCAAGTCGGCAACTCAGGAGCAGATAAAACTGGCTGGCGAGTACGCTGCCAAGATTTGGGACCAGAAGAATGCACTGAAGGAGCAGGCAGCAGCTGAGAAGGAAAGACAGCGAGTAGAACAATCATATCAGGGATTACGCGCCATTGCGTCGCCAACGGCTGGCATTGATAGCGAATACCAGCAACGCATGGCTGACCTTGACGCCTACGCCGCAGCATATCCGCAGAAAATCACGGAGATTGAGCAGGCTCGCGCAGCAATTGAAGCGCAGTATCGCCAGCAGAGAATGGATGCGATGTGGGCTGAATGGCAGCAGCAAAGCCTCGGGGCGCAATTGTTCGGCACGGCGCTTGATTCAGCGATGAGTGCAGCATCAAACAGCATCACTGGATTGCTCACAGGCACAATGAGCGTTCAGGATGCAATGCGCAGCCTCGGCTCTACGGTGCTGAATTCTCTGGTAAACAGCTTTGTTGAAATGGGCGTTCAGTGGGTTAAATCCGCCGTTATGGGGCAGACTGCGCAGGTTGCGGCAACAGCTACCACCACAGCGGCGCAAACGGCAGGACTGGCAACCACAACAGCAGCATCAACTGCAGCGGCAGCCACCACAACGGCAGCATGGACTCCTGCGGCAATCGTCGCATCAATCGGTTCTTTCGGTGGAGCGGCTGCAATTGGGGTAGGTGCTGTTCTCGGGGCGCTGGCGATGGGAATTGCTGGCAAGCGAAAAAATGGTGGCCCTGTTAGTGCAGGAAGTATGTACGAAGTGGGCGAGGGAAATGCACCAGAAATATTCCAGGCGAGTACAGGCAGGCAATACATGATACCTGGCAACTCAGGAAAGGTTATCAGCAATAAGGATATTTCCGGTGGAGGTGGCGGAGTTGTGGTCTATAATAATGTTTACAATAATTCAAGCAATGCTAGCGCAACAAGCAGAGCCACTGATAACGGTGATGGCTCGATAACTATTGAGACATTTATATCCGATATGAATGAAGGCGGACCGATGAGCCAATCTATCTCAAGAAACTTTAATACCAACAGGAGAGCAACAGAGTGAAAAATAAGCCCCTTACGGGGCTTTGTTCATTATCTCATCCATTAATTCAGGTGAATATTTAAGCCACTCCGTTGCGCCATCAAACCCTGTCAGTCCTGCACTTTCGTATTTCTTATGATAGTACTTTTCAATAGCAAGGGCATCACTACCTATTGTCTTTATTTTTGATATGACGTGAAAATCAAATGGTGTGTTTTTCTTTAACTGACAAACTCTACGCCTAAGATTGTTAGTGATCCCAACTTTAATTTCGTTTCCTGAGAACAAGAAGTAAACAAAGGCCTTTTCTTTCAGCTTGAAACCTCCCTTGGAGCAATGAGGGCAACCTTGCCCTTGGAGATGCTTATCTGGCGTCTTTGTAAACCACCCATGCTCTGGGCATTTTATTCTCATTTTTGTTGTCACATTAATGTATGACAAGCAATCATAATGGTACTTATTCCCATGAATTATAATGGCATCTTTCTTGAACTTATTGAACCCCTTAGTTACAGATGCTGTAATTTTCTCCCTTGCGCAAACAGGGCAACCACACCCATTAAGGTGGCTGTTGGCCTCCTGAGAAAACTCAAAATTATGTACTTTGCATATTATTTTTACTTTCTTGTGACCGCCTCTGTATTCAACTTTAGAATAATCATAAGAGTCACCATGCTTTGCAATCGCATCAGCCACAAATTCACGCGTTGTTTTCTTCTTATTTCCAGAGCAAGAAGGGCATCCAGCTCCATTCAAATGAGAGTTTGGAGTCTGCTCAAATAGCCCATGCTTACGGCATGTTATCTTTACCTTTATCGAACTTTTTATATAAGAAACAGCATCATAAAGATATTTATCACCATGAATACCTCTGGCTTTTATAATAAATTCTTCAGCGGTTGACTTACTCATATTGAATCCTCGGTTAAAGGTGGTTTGAAGTGATGCAGCAGGCGATAACCAATCGCTTTTCATCTGGCCGGACTAGCTGCACTTATGATTGTACCATCAGCGTGCTAAAATACAACAACACAAGATGGAGACTATCATGGCCATAATACCCTATCCAAGCTGGTTGCCTTTAGCTCAGAGGGCCAGCAAGAATTTGACATTTCAAACCCCATTCAGACAGGATGTTCCTGCTGTTGGCGCGCCTATTTTTCAAAAATTAACGACTGATATAAGTTCGCAGTGGTCACTGACGTGGAAGTTTACACTGGCAGAAGAACGCGCATTTATCCAGTGGGTTCGAAGCCCAAACTACCTCAACAAGGCAAACAACTGGTTCACCATGATGATTGACCTCGGCGGCAGCGGATTGCAGGAGCAGACGCTGCACTTTACCGATTATCCGGTGCAAACCAGCATTGATGGTGGCGTGGTAACGTGGGCTGGCAATGTTATCGCTAAGAAACTCAATAACACGATGGATGAGTTTGATGATGTTCTGGTTGAACTGGATTACAGATGGTATAGCTGGCTGGATGAAGTAGTTAACCGTGACCTGCCGGAGTACCCATAATGCCATCATTACGCGATTACAAAGCAAAGCGCCCTAACTGGGCGCTGTTCGACACGATAACGTTTTATCACTCGTCATTTGGTTATGTGCGTCTTGTGGCTAACGTTCTGGATGAAATGGTGCTTGGCGGCGAAACCTATTTGCCAGTGCGCATGGACATCACGCAGTCCCAGCAGTCGAATACACCTGCCATTAACGCAACCGTCAAGTTTGCACGTCTGGCTAATGACTTCAAGCAATACCTGAAGTTGTGGACTGGTTCCGGTCGTATTGAGCCAATTACCGCGCTGTATCAGCGATTTGAAGAGACTGACACCAACACACCATTAAAGCCATATCGCCTGTATGTCAGCGATGTGGCAATGGATGGTTCTGATGTTACCGTTACGCTGTCAATCAAAAACCCAATCAAAGGAAACGTGGCAAAACTTTATGACATCGCTCAATTCCCCGGGCTGCGTAATGTCTGATGAAGAATTTGCGCAGTTAATGTTTGGTAAGCCATACAAGGACAGGTGCTGCCATGTTGACGCCGTTGATTGCTGGGGTCTGGTGGTGCTTTATTACCGACTGTGCCGTGGCATCAATATTCATCATGACGACAGCTACGATAATGGCGGCTCTTTTGTTACCTGCTTCGATAACGAGGTGACGTTCTGGAGGGATACGCAGTCGCCATCGGTAGGCGATGTTGTTGTGGCATATCGCGGCAGCGTCCCTGTGCACATCGCCATGATATGGGGGCGTGATAGAATACTTCATGCGCGAGAGAAAACGGCAGTCAGATTTGACAGGCTGCGAACACTCGAAAAAATATCAACAAAGTTAAGGTTTCTCACCTATGCCAGTAATTCATGTTCAGAAGATGCCGGGCACGCCGAAAGAAACGGGAATTGTGCCAGCTGGCACAAACCTGTGGAAGTGGCTGAATAAATCAAATCTTCCTGCCAGCATTTCAATTGCGGTAAATGGCAGAGTGCTTGGTGAAGATGATGAGCTTTCCTTCTGCCTGCGCGATGGCGACGTTGTCAACGTTTATTGTCAGCCATCCGGCGCAATCGGCGACCTGATCGGTGCGATACTGAAACCAGTAACGAAGATTTTCTCCTTCCTTACGCCGAAGGTATCCACACCCAAAACGGATACCAGCTCAAAAACATCACCAAATACCAGCCTGAAGGCACAGACTAACATTGCTCGTAACGGCGAGGCGCGCCCTGATAACTTCGGACAGATTCGTGCGTTTCCTGACTTACTTCAGGAATCATTATTCGAATACATCAATAATATTAAATACGTCACCGAGTTCATGAACTTTGGCCTCGGTAAGTATGATGTATCTTCTGTGCGTTATTCGGAATCAAACCTCGGCTCTCTGGCTGGCGCTAGTTACACCATTTATCAGCCTGGAGAAGTTATCCCTGTTGTTCTTGAACCTTACGCATTTGATGACGTTGACGGTCAGGAACTGTATGGGCCAAACGACACTAACTCTGTTGTCATTGAGTCAGCCACAACAACATCGGTGACCAGCACTGACTTTGCTGGCGGACAAATAGCTGTAAAAATACCAAAAAATTCCGCTTTCGATTACTTTGTTGATTTGGTTATGCCTCATGATGTGGTTTTCAAACTAAACATCACTTACGCGCTTGGCGGCGGCACGTCGGTCACTGAAAACGTCACCTTGTCAGGTAGTCTTGTGTCAGCATCAGAAACGGATGATGGAAATATTCCACCCGTTGATTACTGGTATACATTTATAATTAATAACATCAACTACTCAGGCGCACCGATATCATCCTTGAGTGGCGCAACCATCAATAACACTTACTTCAACCTTACTGATAACCAACCTCTTGTTTCAGGTCCGTATTTCTCACCAATAGAAGGTGATCAGCTGTGGTTCCACTTTGTTGCTCAATTTGGTGAAGATCAGGGTGCTATTGTCAAAGCTGAGTGGTGGGCGGTGGATGATGATAACGTGCAGATTGCAGGTTCATACCAATCAACCACATATACCTTTGTGGCTGGAGGAGCAGATACCTACTATTACACAAGAAAAATAACGCCATCATATGGTAGCGCCAGATACGCAGTTCAGTTTACAAGGACAAACAACAGCACCCAAGAATCAATCATTCAGCTTGATGAAGTGCATTCAATCGTCACGCGCAGAAACGTTTCGTATCCAGATGATACGGTGGTTAAGGTTATCGTGCGCGCAACGGAGAACGCAACAGGAAGCCGTGACAGGAAATATAATGCGCTAATCATGCGTCATACCATCGGATACAACCGGGATACTGGCACGGTGCGCTATACACTTGCACCATCTCGTAGCTTTGCTGATGCTGTTCTGCATAACTGGCTGATTACCGCTGGCAATCCAGAAAACACGATCGACATCGTGAAGCTGTATGAAATTGCCGATAGCCTGCCTGATGAGCGACTTGGGTATTTCGATTATACGTTTGACGATGAGGATAAGAGCATCGGTGAACGCCTGCAGACCATCTGCGATGCGGCGCGTGTCACCGCATTCTGGGATGATGGAGTGATGAGTTTCTCGCGTGATGAAAAACGCGAATATCCAGCTACTGTATTCAATACCAGAAACACGCAGAGCGATGGCTACAAACTGAGTTACGATATCAGCCTTCCCGGCACTTATGATGGCGTTAACGTCGAATATCGAGACCCAACAACGAATAAGCAGGCCAACGTTTACTATAGAATTACCAACAGCGGAATTGTAGAAGGCGAGCCAACTAAAGCGAAGAAATTCGACATGCTTTATGTTCGCAATCGATATCAGGCTGTTGACCGGGCAATCCTTGAATGTCGCAGGCTGATTTACTCTCGTCGCAGCATGGAAATTAAAGCGCTGGCAGATGGTGAATGGGTTAACGTAGGTGACATGATTCAGGTTGTAGATATGTACGATGACGTGCAACAGACTGGCGTTATTGAAGCGCGTAACGGGAACGCACTCACAACCAGCGAGCAGCTAACGGCTGATGATAATCTTTATGTTGTGATTACCAGTTCTGACGGCAGCGTATCAGACAGATTGCCAGCCACAGTAACTGGATTGCATACATTCACCTGCAATCTGCCATCAGATTTCAAGTTAAACATCTGGGATGGTACAAACGTGCAATCAGAATCTCGTTACGTGCTGAGCACTGAGAAAGAGCTTGATACCACGTTGTGGGTTGTCAGCCAGAAGAATCCGGGAAGTGACGGCACAACAACTCTGACCATGAGCGAATACAGCGACGACATGTACGAATATGCCATTCAGTCATCGTGATACAATATACATCAAATTCACAAAGGAGCATTTATTATAATGGCCACCACACCAACTAATAAACCAATTCCATCAGAAGACCCACGCGACCTTAAGTTCAATGCCGGAAAAATCGACGAGGTTGTCAACTCTGATGCGCATTACTATACCGACAGATTCGGTGTACGCCGCTGGACAATTGCTGGCTTTCAACACACCGCAGAAGAGGCCATCCGCAACTATGGCTACATTACGATGGACAGCTTCGAAGATGGTGCGACGCTGACGCTGCCCAATCAGACCCTGCGTTATGAAGCGAACGGAGAATATTATCGCTGGGATGGGGAGTTTCCAAAAATCGTCACCGCTGGTTCAACACCTGAAACAGCTGGTGGTATTGGTGTTGGTTCCTGGGTTAGTGTTGGTGATGCAGCTTTGAGAACACAGTTAGCAAACACGACTGGCGCAGATCTTGTTGGGATTATGCCATATGGCACGGTACAGGACGCCATCAAATGGGTTGTCCCAGAGGTATTCCCCGGAGGTAATGCGTCAGAAAAATTACAGGCAGCTGTAAATTATGCGGTGGCAAACAAAACAAGACTTGTCGCATCAGGCGTGTATGACGTAACAACCCCCGTCACCATCTCAGGAGACATCATTATTGATGCTTCCGCTGGAGAATTTACCTTCAATGGCATTGATTATATTTTCCATCCGCTTGGCGCAAAATCAGTAGAGATTATCGGCGGTAAGTTCACCGCAAATGCATACCACACCCAGCGTCCTCAGGTAATTTTCAATGATTACCCTGATGGGCTGGCGAATTTGCCAACGCGCGTGGTGTTAAAAGATATGCAATGCTTTAACTGCGGTGTTGGCTACATCATGGTTAACTGTCAGGACCCAACTAGCGTACATATCTCAGTTGATAATAACTACTGCAAGACTGATGACAACACAGACCAGTATATTTCTGATGCAGGAATGTCAGGTGCACAGGGTGAGGTATATCCATATCTGATGATTCTTGGAAACACGACTGCATCCGTCGACATTGGGACGCCTCGCAAGTCAATGTTCCATGTGACCAATAATACCTTTGATGTTTTTATGCAGAGTGGTCCTAATGCAGATTTGGGTAAAGTTGGTGGTACTACGATAGGCGGCAATGTTAACGGCAATCTTTTCTGCAACAGGAATACGGAATGTGCATGCGAATTTGACACTTTTACTGGTGGTCTTGAAGTATCTTTAACATCAAACCGTTTTGTTAACACTGCCATTAAAATGATGTCAATGCAATTTGATAGCAGCACTCGCGTCGGATTAGGTGGTAGATCTTCAATATCGAATAACGTATTTCATTTTGAAGAAAATCCGTTAAATGACTTTGCAATATTCTTACGGACATCACTTGTTAGCATATCTAATAATGTTTTTTATTACAAAGGTGCGAGCATTCCATCAGATCAGAGGATATTTAACTTTATAGCATCACAGGCGCTCAACAATAGTAACAATGGTTTCAACGGAACATGGTGCGCAGGTATTAGTATCACCGGTAACACAATGCAAATGGTGTTAGACCCTGCCGTAAACACGTCTCTAAGGTTGCAATGTATTAACCCGACCGATATGTCTGGGGCAGTTATATCAGGTAATTTTATGGCTGGCGGAGTAGGAATGGTGCTTAACGCCAGACCAGAAAGAAACAGAAACGTATGGACAGGTAACTTCATTACGTCAGGGTTATTTACTGCAGAAGATATCTGGCGAATGAACTCAGCTTTTGTAGGTTCAGGGAACTACATCGGCAATGGTTATGATAATACTGTTAATGGCATAGCAATGTTGAGCAAGACTATACCAGCTGTATCAGATGGTTCAAAGATAAGAATTACTCTTGACCATCAGATATTAACAGGGGCCACATCTGACCGTTCACTTTACCTTCTCCACATAAAAGTAACCGGTGGGATAAAAAACAACTACGCTACATATATCATGTCTTCTGGTGCTCATGATGCAACATCAAGAGCCGACGCAACTGACCTTAAACCACCTATTGACCAGCGTCTAAACCCCGGAGACACATCCATAGCAAACCTGCAAAGTTGCTTCAAAGCAGGCTACAACGGGAGTGGGTATATTGTGCTTGAGGCTCTTTCAACATACAGCTCGGCAAATCAACCACCAACAAAACTTGAATATGCAATAGTACCATTATCAACAAACTTCCCAACAATTTAATATAAAACCCCGCTTATGCGGGGTTAGTTTTATCATCAAAATGGTATTGAATCATCAAAGTCCATCGGAGTCTCATTACCTCCTTGTGTGCTTTGTTGTTTTGGTGGCTGTTGTTGTCG